CTCCACTGCTTGTCTGAACTTGTCCAGGCATATGTCTCTTGTGTTCCTTAGGTTATGTATCAGAGCAGCTTGAGAGCTTGCAGGTAGCTTCTCCCTGGTTGTCACAGCTTCCACTGTTTGGAGAGCAACGGAGAATATCTTCGCTATGGTCTCAGGTGCTATTCCCTCTGTGATAGCCCTGATGATGCACTGGTATCTCTTGGGGTCCTTTGCCTTGAGTTGACTACCGTCATAGTTCTTAAGGCCCTGGTCGGGCATTCTCTGATTGAACTGTGTTAGTGACCCTCTAGGCATGGAAATGAATCGGGTAGGCGGTGGCTACATTCTGCCAGCCGCCCATCCGATTATCTGTATCTGAAGGCTCTATGTCAAGGGTGACCCACACCTTTAACGAGCTTTCCTGGTTGTGTCCTGTTGCGTTGATTCCTTCTCCTTACAGGTTTACCTTGACTCCTGCAAGAGTAACCCCAACCACCGCATGTCTGACACAGCTCAGGGTAGGGCTTATTTACGTAGCCTCTACCTCTGCATGCCTGACATATCATTCACACCTTTCAAAGGTCCCGTTCCATAATTCTTTTATGTGTTCGATGTTGCATGAGTTATATTGGAGTAGGAGGTGCAACTCTTCAATCTGACATAACATCTCATGCCTGACGTTGTCGTATCCTGGTAATATACGAGCAGTGACTTGTGTTTTCCCATTGATGGATGTCTCCTCCTCTAATATCCAGGGAGCTGCTACGTGCGACAAGCTGATGATGCCTTCTTCACTTCGGTTGTAGAATGCCGTTACTCTGGAGTTTGGGTCGTCACGGTCACACAGCCAGTATGAGTATATGCCGTCGCCATGGTCCGAAAGCTTCCCCTGTTTAATGTTAGCTTTCATTGCTCTGTATCCTCATCATCGAAGCCTATAATCTTGCCCGGTATTATGCCTGCCAGGACCCTCTTGTCCTTGCCACCTGCGTTGAGATAAGCCAGGAGAGTCTCTGCCCTGTCCAGGACATGCATTCTCTCCTTCTCATAGCCAGGCAGTATCTCTGGTACCCAGGTCATGGGGTCATTGGGGTCTGGCATCTTAGTGGACGACCAGGGGCCTGCTATCATGGTCAGGCCGTAGGAACCTGTCTTGTTCTCGTTGAATGCTGCGATCACCATGTAGTTTGACTTCTCATGGTGCCATTGTGCGGTTATTCCGAAGCTATGCTTCAGTATTAGTGTTGGTTTTAGTGATTTCATTTCGTCTTCTTTCTCGTTGTTGTTTCCATCCTCCTGTGTCCATTCCTCTCTTCTTGAAGAAGTAGTCACAGCCTCTCTCTATGTCTGCCAGGAAGCCTTGAGGAAGTATGTAACCTCCATCATGGTTCTGTTGTGGTATTTCGTCTTTTCTCATAACGGTATTAATTCTTCCCTGGGGAACTTGTAGACGACCCTTCCATGCATGGGTGTCATGTATTGGTCGCTCTCCAGTATGTCTGTAGGTATGAAGCCAACCACGTTGAACTGCCTGCCATTGGCCTCTACCAGGGCAATAAGGTCAGTCTTGTGTGGCTTGTAGTTGGCAATGAGGTTGCCTCCCTGAACTTCCGTAGTCTTGACGTCTACGGTTCGTCCGTCCTTCAGCGTAACGTCCACCGTGCAAGGGCCTGAGCAGTCCAGGTCAGGCCAGAGGTTATACGCCTTGGCAAAGGCTAACTCTCCAGCTACACCCAGGTTGTCGGCCTTTTGCCTGTTGCCATGCACCTTGTCCAGGTGGCCCATCTGATCGTTGGTCCTCTGAGGTCCAGTCACAGCTATTCTCTCCAGGGCAATGTGCCTGGCCATGTCCATCTCACTGCTGGTTAGTTCTATCTCCATGATCTCTCAGCCTTTCCAGGGTGTTGGTCACCCTCTGCAAAAATACTTCAAGTCCTGCGTCGTTGATGATGGTTGCATCTGCCTTGATGTTGTCCATCGACGTCTCACTGACATGAGTGTCCCCAGAATTGTCTGTGCTTGGCCTTATTATGCGTATGACGTAACCACCCTGGTTCCTCACGTAATCAGCTTCAAAATCAAACCTGACGTCATCTATGACTACCAGGTCTACCGGGTTCTCTGTGAGAGTCGTCCTGTAGTGTAGTTCGTCCACAAAGATGGTCTTCCCAAACTTCTGCTTGAGAGCTTCTCCCAGGGTCTGCATGACTGGCCGCAATATCTCTTTGGGTGTCTCCTCAAGTGGTCCAAATATCTTTTTGACATGTGCCTTGATTGGTGTTGCCAAGCTCTCCAAAACACTGCTTTTTTCATGCGTGTTCCTGGTGTGCCTGGCCGCCGTGCTTTTACCCGAAAACTTTTTCCCTACAAATGCTATTAATTCCATTCTCTATTCTCCTCCTGTTTCTCTTCTAGTCCGTCAAAGTCTGCGTCCTCTGTTGCGATCATTGGAAGAGTCACCATTGCCCTGCCTAGATCGTCCATGTTGTCTGCCTGGTGCTGTATCATGACAAGCTCTCCGTCATGCGAGTTGTAGCTAACTATTATATTCATCCAAGTCTGGGTCCTCGTCGTAGGTCAGGAAGCACGGCGTCAAATCACCTACCCATGCACCTGCCTGGTTGTATTGGTGGAAGTCCATTGCGTCACCGAAAGTCATGCCGTCTGACATGAGCTTGTTAATGACTTTGGTCTTGTCATAGCACACTATGTCTGGCTGCCCGTATCTCTCGACTACGCCAATGATGCAGTCGTTGTATCCGTCCATTCTCATGATCTGTCAGTCATTACAAGGCACACAAAGAAGCCAAAACAAAAGCCCATGCAAAGGCCCATGAAAAATATGTTCATAGGTTCCATTACTCTGCCTCCTCAAGTTCTGCCATGGCTTTGAGAAGCCGTCCGTGTGGGCCAGGGCTATTGTAAGCTCTAGGCAGGTAGCAAAGAATGCTCTTACAGACCCTTATTAAGGCTTTGACTTTTTCTTCACGCTCCTTGCTCATGCTGCCTCTTTCTCATGTGGTAATTTCTCCTGTTGACTGCGTTGTAATGCTCTCTGTTTTTCTCCCTGTATGCGTTTGTTCTTTTTCTTTTGCAGGGTTTGCAATACCAGGAAACTTTATTGGGTGCGGCCAGGTCTTTATGGTATTCTGACATTGCCTTTTCTTCCTGGCAGTCTGGGCACTTTATAGCCCTCAAAATACAGGCTCACTGGTTACTGCTTCTCCGTCTGTCGCCTCAAACTGGCCGTTGTATTTAGTCCACTGCATACCAATCTTCCCTTCGGGCCCATGCCTGTTCTTCCTTACAATGAGGTTGGTCATGTCTGGGGCATTGTCCATGTCTGGCTGATGAAGGAATGAGACCAAGTCTGCGTCTTGCTCGATGGCTCCTGACTCCCTCAGGTCGGCCAGTCTCGGCTCACTGTCTGGTCCCCTGGTTTCAATCATTCGGTTAAGCTGTGAAAGAACCAGGAAGGGCTTGTTAGTTTCCATTGCCGCACATTTAAGTTGCCTGGAGATGGCTGACACTTCGTTGACCCGGTTATCGTATCGCTTGCCGCTTCTGATCAGTTGCATGTAATCGACTACGAACAAGTCAATGTCTTTCTCTTTGACCAGCCTTCTTGCTTGAGCCCTGATGGCTCCAACGGTCAGACCAACATTGTCTTCAATGGTGATACCCAGCTTTGCTGCCTCCTGAGTAGCCAGGACAATCTTCTCAACTCCTCCTGGGACGTGCCCGGTTTCCATGTATTGCCTGACATCCAAGCCAGAACAGGTTGCAATAATTTTGGCGGCTATCTGGTTGAACGGCATTTCAAACGAGTAGTAGACAACCTTCTTACCTGCCTTGGCTGCCTGGACTGCAAGGAACAAAGCAAAAGATGTCTTCCCTCTTCCAGGTCTTGCAGCCAGGACGTTCATGGAAGCAGGAACCATCTGCAGAACTCTGTCCAGGGATGGGCTGCCTGTAGGAATGCCCTTGTTCTGCAAACCGTTTGGCCAAGCCTCTGACATGGTATCGATAACCTCGTTCCAACCATCCCTCTGATCTCTAAGTGAGCTTGCATTGGTGGTAACGTCAAAGAAGTTCTTCTCCATGTCCTCCATGAGGTCAGCAGTGCTAATTCCTTGGTCATTGACCTTGGAGATGCCGTCGTAATATCGGGTGAAAACCCTTCGACGTATTGCTGCATCTTTTATCTTAGGGAACCAGTATGGAAGGTTGTTTGGGGAAGGGGCTTTTTCCGTAGCGTTAAACACCCACATAGAACCCTCACCTACCTCCTGGGCTATGGTCACCTCGTTAATCTCCAAAGAACGCTCAGAGAGGCTCTCAAGGGCCTTCCAGGCCTTCCTGGAAAGCGAGAAGTGGAACATGTCTATGTTTGCCCCAAGTTCCAGGGCTTTCTCGTAAGCTCCCAGGATGCAGCAACCAATGAAGGCCATCTCCGAGTTCTCGTCTGATGGTATTGCAACAGGAAGTGATAAAGCAGTTTGTTCATCAGACTGCTTCTTACGAAGCCATGCTTCCTTGTCAGTCATCGATGGCCTCCTTCCATGTTCTTTCCTCCATGGTAGGACCAGTTCCTCTCATAGATTTCCCGGCATTGTAGACCAATGCGAACAGGTTCTCTCTGCCTGTAATAGTTACTTGATTAGTTACTTGATTAGTTAGTGTCCCTGATTTAGGACATGTCATGTCCCTGATATAGGACACGTCGTGTCCCTGATTTAGGACAGGTGCCTTTTCAGTTTTTGGTTGTTGCAACAACTCTTTGCCGTTTGTAGTCACTTGTAAGATCGTCGTTTTGCCTTGCTTCCTGGTTACCCATCCACGGTCGATAAGTGGCTTGAGTGTGCGGTAGAATGTGTCCTTGGACATGCCCAGGTTCTTGGCAATTGTTCGCTTGTTTTCAAAGCATTTCCCTCTCATGGAAATGTAGCAGAATATAGCTACCTGGTATGCATTGAAGCCTTGCTCAAACAACCATGAGGGAACGAAAGGTTTCTTCATGTTAGCCATTGGACAAGGCTCCTTTCCTTAACCTTATTCCAGTCGTTATGCAGGTCTCTGCAAAGCCCTTCGTCCTCCTGGATGTGAGGCATGAGAAACTCAATGAGATCGTCCGTCTCTATTCGGACTAGCCTGGCCGCCTGGTTTAATAACCAGTCAAGTTTGTGCCTTTCTCCGGTCCTCTCAAAGACTCTTTCCAGAACCTCTGCGTTACTCTTTTGGTCAAGCATGTCCATGAACAAGGGAGCAAGCCATTGGGCACTGCCTTTCAAATTCTTCAGCCTGGTCATGTAGCCTGAGTTGAGCCTTCTCCCATGGACCATGGAGTGGCATTTACTACAAAGAGGCAGGGTCTTATTACCTCCTAACGACCGGGGCACCACATGGTGCAAATGGTCAGCGGGGTTTCCGCATTCGTAACAGTTCATCTTCGCAACACTTTCTTTTTAATTTCTTCAATTAACTGCTCCCCCTCTTTTCCGCACATTCTCAGCCCTGTCATGAACGACTTTAATGCTCCTGGGTCTCGGACACCGTTGTTCAATTGCTCCTGGACATAGGCCAGGTATTCTTGCTCGTCAGAGTGGTAGTTGTGGTCGATTGATGGAGTAGCAGCAGGGAGCTTGGTGCCTTCTGGCGGGAACCAGATCTTCTTAACTTCCAGCTCCCTGGCTACCACTTGCAGGTAACCGGGGAGCTTGCACCAAGCCTCCCTGGCTAGGACTTTAGAATGCTCCACCATAGAGGTCTAACGTAACGGGACCACTAGGTGTATGACTTGGCCATGAGTTGGTTGACATGCAGCCCTGAAGCTTTTCGTAAAGCTCATCAAGCTCATGGTTTGCCATGATCAAGTTGTCGTTACTGTAGTCATAAATGGCCGCCGAGTATGGTGACTCTGTCTCGACAACTGCCCAATACCATTTGGTAATAGGGTAGCCAGCTTGCTTGCATATGCGCTTGTAGTTGGCTTCTTGGTGGTGGTAGTTGAAAAGCTTGGAGGTACCAATAAATGCCCTAGGTGCAGAGCCTCCTTTTCGGGTGGTCTTTATGTCTATAACCGTTCGCTCTTCGCCTTCACTAAGCAGGCAATCAATACGGCATTTCAGGTCCACATTCTTATACATGCCTTTCGCAAACACACTCACCTCAGTCTCGGCTTCCTCCAGGACTTCGCCCACGGTCATACCGTTAAAGCCAAGCTTGAGTTCGGCCATGTTTTTGTGCATGGCGAGAATGGCTTCCAGGTCCTTTTCCTTGATCACGTTTACACCAAGTGCCTCGGTT